ATTTTTCTTGTACTCTTTCATAAGGGTATTTAATTGTGTTTCGGCATATTCTTGATTTTCTAAACATTCTGGGTTAGGAGACCAAGGACACCAACAACCTACCTGTGCAATATAAATATTGAATTTACTATCAATCTTTTTAATAAACTCGCAACGGTTCTTTGCTTCTTCCATTGTATCAAATACACCTCGTACTTTAATACCGCGGATAGATGTAATAAAATTATTATCACGATGATATGATGTTTCAAGGTCATGGTTGTTTATTGATTTATAAAAAGCATATTGTTCGCTCATATCTTTTGGATTAAAGATATACGAATTATTCTCTTTAATAGAATCAATAAAATCTTTTGAATCACCATATTTTGATGAAATACCATCAAGTAGAGCATTCATATCATCACTAAACTTTGTGATGAACTTGCTGAACATATATGCCTCCTTATTAACCAAAACATCTTCGGGACTTAAAAAAGACAATAGAGCAAAGTTTTGTGATCTAATCGGTTTATCTTCATCAAGATAATCAACCTCTTTAACACTTGTTAACTCTGTTTTTTGTGCTACTGCTTCTGCTACTGCTGACATTCTAATATCTTTTCTAATAATATAATATATTATAAATCTTATATATTTTTTAATCAAATAATATAATTATATTAGCGTATTTAGAAAGACTACTATATTGCTAAAATATTTTGTATTATTATAATAGTATAATAGATATTAATAGTATAATGGAATATTCTGTTGATTTTTGGGATGTTCTAATAAGACTTCTTAAATATTCTTTTGAAGGTCTAATTGTCGCATTTGTTGCACTTATATTACCTAATAATAAATTAGATTGGAGTGAAATATTGATGCTTGCATTAACCGCTGCTTGCACATTCTCTGTTCTTGATTTACTATCACCGACAGTTTCATCAGGAGCAAGACAAGGTGTTGGTTTAGGTGCTGGTTTTAGAATGGTTGGATTTCCTAATGGATTTTAATAAATTAAATTACAAGGAAGGTATTATTTCATAATTAAGTTCACCACATATTTTTTTCCATATCTGATCTTGAACGTATAGTTTTTCTCTACTTTTTAATAATGGGAAATATTTAAGATATTCATTTAAACCTAATATTTGAAAAAATTTATACAAGACATAACTATATGATAAAAAGTTTTTCCTATCTTTCGGACAATGTTTTAAAAACGGCGCTTGAATATTTCTAAACATATTGCATAATTTATCTTCAAGTTCTTGACTAAATTGTGGTGTAGGTATGCCATTAATTCTATTAATAATATAATTTATATGCTCATAATATTTATTTATTCGGAGACGTTTAAGAATATCCCTCATTTTATTATATGTTATGGTTTTTGTATCCACAATCTTTTCTTTTTTTATTTCCGTCAAAATCTTTTCAAATATTTCATCTGGAATATCTGTACTTTCTTTACCTTGAACTTGATTACACCATTCTCTAAAATGATTAATTCTTTTGTAACTAAAATGAGAAGTATCCTTTGTATTTTGTTTTAATATAGGTCTATTTTGTTCTACAAGAAGTAATTCTTGGTACCCGCAAATATTACAAATAATTATTGCATCATGCTGTAAACACGTCATTTGATTTTTGCAATTCTTACATATCTCTATATCTTCATCTTCAACATTTCTAACATATTTTTTATTTATTATAGACATGTATTTATCAACCAGGGAACTTTTATCAATAACATTATCCTTATTATTAGTAGTATCATATGTATTGGTATTAGTATTAGAATAGGTTTCGTATGTATTAGAATTAGAAGTAATATTAGAATTAGTTTCGTATGTATTAGTATTAGTAGTATTATTAGTATTAGTATTAGTATTAGTAGTATTGGTATTTTCTATATTTAAATTATTAAGTGCATCTAATACATTTATTGTTGTTGCAGAAACGGATGAACGTTTTTTCTTCGAATCATTTTTATATATTTTTGGTTGTCTGCTTAATAATTCGCTTGAAGAAATACATACACCATTTGATATAGAGGTATGTGTATTACTTATATTTGATTGCTTTTCAACAGTATCGTAATATTGAAATAATATATAACTTGTATTTTTATAATATTCTACCTCATTATATGTTTCTAACTCTTTAATATTATTCTTAAGCTCAATAATTTTCTCTCGTATACTAATATTGCTACTCCATAGATTATTTATATACTCCTTGTCTTGCACATTTTTTAATATCTCAATATTTTCCATAATAAGGTTAGATTGTACTTCAAATTCACCCAATAATATTTTGTAATTTTCCTTGTCCTTGTTTGTTATATCAAACTTCTTTATAATATTGTTATGCATTGCATCTAATGTAAAAACCTCATTGTTGTCAGAAATATATTTTTTTTTTGATGATTTTTCTTTGAACATCTTTATAATAGAATTATTAATATTAATTTTTATATAATAAATATATTAATGCACATTTAATTCATATTTTTTTCTCCTCTAATAGTATAAAGAATATAGCGTAAATGGGTGGTGGTCTTCTTCAATTAGTAGCTTATGGAGCACAGGATGTTTATTTAACTGGTAATCCTCAAATTACCTTCTTCAAGGTTGTATATCGTCGTCATACTAATTTCGCGATTGAAGCAATTCAACAAACATTTAACGGAACTGCTGGATATGGCCAAACCGTAAATTGCCAAATATCTCGCAATGGTGATTTAATTAACCGCGTATATCTCCAAGTATTATTACCCCCAATTGTCGGTCCGACGTCTGCTAATACAGGTCCTCGATATGTCAATTATGTTGGTCTCCGTCTAATTAAATCAGTTGTTATTGAAATAGGTGGGCAACAAATAGATAAACATTATTCAGATTGGTTATATATTTGGAATGAGCTTTCTTTACCTCTTGGAAAGCGTTATGGTTATGATACTATGGTTGGTGCTGACAAAGATGTTACTTCGTACGCTCAAGCGCCAGGAACTACTCTATATATACCTCTTGAATTCTGGTTTTGTCGCAACGTAGGTCTTGCTCTTCCTTTAATCGCACTTCAATATCACGAAGTTAAAATCAAGATTGATTTTGAAACACAAGCGAATTGTATGATGAATTTAGTAGATGTTTTAAACACTAGTACTGTTGAAACAGCAAGTACTACAGGACAACCTCAAATTAATGAAATGTCATTATGGGTTGATTATATTTTCCTTGATACTGATGAACGCCGACGATTTGCTCAACTATCTCACGAATATTTAATTGAACAACTTCAATTCACAGGAACTGAAACACTAAATAATAATGCAACAAACCGTATTAAATTAAATTTTAATCATCCTTGCAAAGAATTAGTATGGGTCGCAAAGCCTTCTTCGTTTCTGAAGAAAACAAATTGGTATAATTACACTGATACTGATTTAGTTGATTTTACAGTTAATAATGTTGGGTTGATGTATCCTTTATCTGCCTATCAAGGAAGTAATTATATTACTGGCTATTCAGCTTCGAATTTTATGTCTGGTTATAATTTCAGTTCAAACGTGGCTAATAGTACTGCTAATAATATTTCAACACCATTTTTAGATACTATATTACAATTAAATGGCAATGACCGTTTCAGTGTTCGCGATGGAACTTATTTCTCATATGTACAACCTTATCAACATCATACTAATATACCTAACAATCCTGGTATTAACGTATATTCTTTCGCACTTAAACCCGAAGATCATCAACCCAGTGGAACTTTAAATATGTCCCGTATTGATACTGCAACTCTTATGCTTACAGTAAAAAATGTTAAAAATGTTGCGGGTACTTCTATAACATTTGAAGGTATTAATATATATGCCGTTAATTATAATGTGCTTCGCATATTATCAGGTATGGGTGGTTTAGCCTATTCCAATTAATTTTTTATTACTTAAAATTAATCAATTTAATTCTTTAATTCTTTAATCAATTAAATTGTTTAATATAATAGGTGTATTAATCCTTTTTTTTTTCTCCTCTAATAGTATAAAGAATATAGCGTAAATGGGTGGTGGTCTTCTTCAATTAGTAGCTTATGGAGCACAGGATGTTTATTTAACTGGTAATCCTCAAATTACCTTTTTCAAGGTTGTATATCGTCGCCATACTAACTTCGCGATTGAAGCAATTGAGCAAACAGGAACTGGCAGTAATTCTCTTGGTTCTCGTGTAAGTTTCCAAATTACTCGTAATGGTGATTTAATTCATCGTGTATATTTTTATGGGGAACTTCAAGCAGGTAGTACTGGTACTGGTGTTGCACTTGTTCCAAATGTAGGCCACAAACTTTTAAAAACAATTGAACTTGAAATAGGTGGTCAACGCATTGACAAGCATTATTCTGAATGGCTATATATATGGAATGAACTTTCACTTCCTATCGGAAAACGCCAAGGATATAATGTTATGGTTGGCGCAAATGAACGTAATGTTTCATCAAGACTTATGGCAAGTGAAACATATGAATTATATGTTCCTCTTGAATTTTGGTTCTGTCGCAACGTTGGTCTTGCCTTACCTTTAATCGCTCTTCAATATCACGAAGTAAAAATTAATATTGAATATGAAAGTGCTTCATTACTTTGGGACAGAACCGCAACAAACTTTACATATGAAGAGGAAATAGATGTTACTAAAGGGCCGACACCAACACCTGGTGGTCACGTAAATAATAGTGCATATACTGGAACCTTAACATTAAATAAGGCAAACTTATGGGTTGATTATATTTTCCTTGACACTGATGAACGCCGACGATTTGCTCAACTATCTCATGAATATTTAATTGAGCAACTTCAATTTACAGGTTCTGACTCTATTACCAGCTCTGGTGAATCAATGAAAAGTGTTCGAATGAATTTTAATCATCCTTGCAAAGAATTAATATGGACCATCCGTAATAATGCTAACACTGGTATATATTGGAATAATTACTCAACTGCCTTAAATAATGGCAATGATCATCTCGACTCATCAAATCCGGTAACAAGCGCAAAAATAATGCTTAATGGCAATGACCGCTTTGCAACACGCAAAGGCGACTATTTCTCTCTTGTTCAACCGTACCAACATCACGAAAATACCCCTGACAAATTCCACCAAGGTATTAATGTTTATTCTTTTGCTCTTAAACCCGAAGAGCACCAACCCAGTGGAACTCTTAATATGTCTCGTATTGATACTGCTGTTTTATCATTATCATCAAGTATTTCTGGAATAATCAGTATATACGCTGTAAACTACAACGTTCTCCGTATCCTATCTGGTATGGGTGGCCTTGCTTATTCTAATTAAATATATATATCTGCCTTATCATCTTTTTTTTGTATTTTTTAAAGCAATTTATTAAACTTTGCATTAAGTTATAAAAATAATTAGACATATTAGATATATTAGACATAATTTACTATTCGTTCTATTAAAAATTTTAGATTATCACCTTGAAATGTCTCATTTTTATTAAAATTTAAACCATATAAATTAATTAACCTCTTAACAAATTCTGTAAATGCACGTTTTATTTTGCCTTTGTCTTTGCTTTCTAAATTTTCTTTTAACTGATTTAATTTTTTCAAAAAATCAGAATAAGATTTAATCATAAAAGCATCATCAATGCTACTTATATCATTGTGTTTAAATATTTTTTCATACTTTTTAATGTTTTCATCGCATATTTTGTAATATTCGCTCAATAAATCTACTACCTTTTTTAATTCTGATTTATATCCCTCAACTTCTTTTATTCCTTCTAAATATTCATTTTGTAAATTTTCAATAATACCTTTATTTGTTTCTAAATCTCCTATTGAAGGTTTTAAATCTAAATTATTAGGGGGTGTATCCATAAAATTTTTTATTGTAATTTTTGTTTTCAAATCATCAAATGTGCATTTTTCAATCTCCACTTTTGCATCTTTTAAAGCTTGTAAAGCTTGTAAATAAGGAATAATAAATATATTTATTTCTTTTGATACATATTTTTTAAATTCATCTATTTTTGCTTGATCCTCAAGTTTTTTATCTTCTTTTATTTTCTCTTTATCTTGTTGTGTTTTAGTTTCACCTTCATCATTTACAACCGGTTTATTAATTGAATATTCTAGTATACTAAATTTATTTTTAATAATTTGTGTTGAAGGGTGAATTAATTTATCTATTTCTGCTTTTAAATTTTTAATAATATTTTCTTTTGTATTAGTTTCATCGTCTATAGTAGTGGTAATCTGATTTATTGCACTATTAACACCTTTTATTACCTGAATTATCACACCATAATCATCACCTAAACTGTAATTTTTCATTGCATTTTTTGTTTTATCAACTATTTTCTTAAATTGATTATACGTTTTTAATACATCTGCATCTGTTGTTGTTTGATCATCATATTTTTCTTTTAGCTCTTTTTTTTTATCATCAATATTGTTTAAATTTTTTAAAGTTAATTCAAATTTTTGTATTATTGTATTGTCATTCATATTATTATTTAGACCTTTGCTCTTCAAATCTGAATTTTTTTCATTTATTTCCTTTTCAACTTCCACTATTTTAGCTTCAACCTCTTCTTTTTTTTTCTTTATATTGGTCTTGTTATATTTAAATTGATAAAAATTAACTAAATCATCTATTAATTTTTCTCCAATATTACATAAATTTTCTTTTTTACAGCTCTTCAATTCTTTGATAAACAAATTTGTGGCTGCATTATCTTTGTATGCATCTGGGGTTTCATCATCAAATATTTTCTTCATTTTATTATCATCAAAACATGTTATATTATCATAATTGTCTCCTTTGATATATTGCAAAGATATATAACGTAGATTATCATTCATTTACTTATTTTTGCGTCTTTCTAAAATAATTAGAGATATATATATGTTAAAACTTTGTTGCAATTATACTTGTAAATAACCATATAAACATTGTAAATAAAGATAATGCCCTTGATAATTCTTTTCGCTCGTCGTTATTTAATAACTTTGTATTTACAATTTCTTCTTCGTCTACGTATTCGACCTTGTTTTTAATATTTAATAGGATAGGTACAATTATTAATATTATTATCAATGATGTATGGATTAATAATCGAGATATTCCATTTGTTCCCATATAAAAATAGTAAAATAATGTACGGATACTATTTATAATTCCATTAAAGTTCATGTAATTAACATCATAACTATTATCTACATTAATGAATAAGACAATAAACCAAAATATTATTATATATATAACTGCGTAATATATAAAACCCTCGTAAAATGTTTTGATGATATTAATATCTATACACCATTGAACCAACATTATTGTTATATATCTAATAAAAAATGTTGCAATTATGAAAACTAATCTATCATCAAATGTTAAAGCCAACTCTTCTATCGGGTTATTAGGGTCATTCTCGAAATTATTTATTTGCTGTATCATTCGTTTAGTATCATTCTGACTTTGTGGGTCAAGTTTGTTATAAACATCAATATCATTCGATAATTGCTCTATCTTGTTTTTCGTTTTAATTTTGCCACTTTTGCTTTCCGCTTGCTCCGCTTGCTGTTCTTCCAATTTGTTCAATATTTTAATTATTTTGCCTTCATCATTATCATTTAAGTTATTGTTTAAATATCGCGCTTTTAATACATCGTCGTCAATAGGTGGCGCACCACCTCCTTGTGCATCAGCCTTTACAATATCAATAAAAGGTATTGCAGTGCCTATATTGAATGTACCGTCTGCTTTTTTTTCATGTACAAACACTATTATACCAAAATCATTGCCTATATTTATTTCTTCATCATGATGTTTGGTTATGACAGATAATACTTTTATTTTTGCATCATCTTCAAGTTTTTTAATATCATTATCTTGATAACTTAGTGGTATAGTTAAATGATCATTATTATTATTGTATGTAAATAATTCGTTAAGTTTACTTATTATTCTATCAATATAATATATGTATGGTTCATCAGATGATTTTGAATAATTTATTTTATGTTTTTCAAATTTATCTATAATTTCATTTATACTAGCTTGTTCTTCGCGGTTTAATTTTATATTATTTATTAAAGTTTGCATTTTTTTAAGAAAATTTTCTTTATCTTTATCAGATTTAATCCTATAAGATTCTAATAGATGTTCGATAATTTTTTTTATTATTATTAATTTACGTTCATCTGGAAAAAGCGAATAAATTATATCTAATATATAACCGAACTCATCTTTTTTACCATAGCTGTTCTCATTGTTTTTAATAATTATATTAATTAATCTTCTACATTTGTTTAAATTTATTTCCAATTCTTCAACTAATGAATTATAGTTTCTTTTTAAGGTAGTAGATGGTCTAACCATTTTAGATATCTTATCATTTATACATTCAATCATAGTCTCTATATTTATTTCTAAAAATAGTAATTTACAAAGTGTTAAATTATTTAATCTAATTAAAATATTTTTAATATCTACAACATTATTTAATTTGGATGATAAAATTGTATTATCATATTCTCTATATTTTAATAGTATATTTGTGTCAAACTTTTCTATTAATTTTGCATTGGAACGTGGTATGTTCATCTCCATATCTTCAACATTCGCATCTTCTACTATGTCTATTATGTCTACTATAATCCATATTCTATCATCAGGTAGTATTTTTTTGACAATGCCCTTTTTTCCATTCATATGGGGTTTGCCGACCAAATCATATATTTCCACGTAACTGCCTACTTTGATTTTTTCTTCAGTGGTATTGATGAGATTACATTCCCTAAAAGTATTTAGTTTATAGTTATTTTTAATTTTATCAAACATGTCATATACTTTTAAAATTGTATATCTAATACATTCCTTTCTTATTTCATCCGTATATAGTAGTACAAGCATTTTGTTAATATTTTTAATATCTTCACTTATTTTATTATCATTTACTAAAGCCTCTAATAATTTGTCATAAAACCGTTTTATTTCCTCTATATTATAATTAGTTGCAAGTATTTTATTAATTATTTCCACCAAATATTTATCAAATTTTGCATTATTCATTATATTTTTTATTAATTCTTTCTTTCCATCGTCTTTGGGGTTCATATTTTTAACCAATGCAACAGATGAATTATATATCTTGCTCCCTAATCTTCCAGGTAATTTGGACGCCTGTCTTCCTAAATCAGCAACCGTTTTCATTCCAGGAACCACAAAATCTTCTTTTGCAAGTTCTTTTCCTACCAGATATTTGCCATTACCAGGTGTATTTTGAAGTATGGTCGCTTCTAATTTATTCATTCTTTGCATTAATGATGATAATGCATTCATATATTTTTTTTCAATATTTTCATCATTATCTTGTGAAGGTGGTCTTCTCCTCGGTTTAACAAGTTCAGGATTAGAAGACGGTTGTTCTGTTTCTAGTTCATCTTCTTCAGGGTCGTTCTTTCTCTGCATGTCTTCAATCCCTTTCATTAAATTTTCTAACCCACTTTCTGTATTATCAGGGGAGGATGCAACTTCGGTAATAAGGGGGGTTTCATCCTTTCCAACAATACCACCTTTCATTTCTGGTTTGCGTTCAATATATTCTTTGTATTTAATTATGAATTTTAATATATTTATGGCGGTTTTATCATAATCAGTTTTTAACTCTTTTTTCAACAAATCATTTAGGATAATGGTTAAATCTTTTTGCGATGTAAGATTTAAAGAAATGTCTTCTATTAATTTTATATATTCACTATTTTTGCTATTATACGTACCCTTATATTTTCTTAAATTCTCTAATTCTATAATTTTTTTCAAATTTGATTTCAGAATTTCAAGTTTTTCATTTGATGAAAGGTCCGTTTGTTTATCTTTATCTTCTTTTACTACTACTACTTCTTCTTCTTCTTCTTCTTCTTCTTCTTCTTCTTCTTCTTTTAATAGTCCTCTTGACACTCGTTCCTTTCGACGAAGAGTGTCAAGAGGACGATTAAAAGAAGATGATGAAGGAGTGTAAGCTCTTCTTCCTCTATCTCCTCTTTCATATACAGGAGACCGTATACCACCACTTTGTTCTTTTAAGTTATCTAAAACGTTTGAAACATAATCTGACAATTTATCAATTGTTTCTTCTTGTAATTTGTCAGAGTGTGTTTCAACAATATCTTTAAAAATATGCATAATTAAAAAAAACACCTTGTCTTCAAAATTCCTTCCTTTTAATGTTTCATCTACTTTGAATTCATTTAACAAAGTTTCTACAATTTCTAATAAATCTACTGGCGGTTTATTCTCTATCTTTCCGTTTTCACCTTGTTGTGTGGTTGCCGTTGTTTCCGTTGCACCTTCCGCCTCTCTGTGTAATCTTGCATAATTTGATATTGTTCGTATTAATTTTTTTTCTTTACCTTTTAAGTTTTTAATACTATAATATTTCCTTAATAAATCATATAGTGTTTTTTTGTCCTTCCTATATATATATACAAGGTTGGTATAATATTCATATCTTTTGGGGTCAAAGTTTTGCAAATCAAGTTCACTTATTAAATTTGTATTATATAGATTGTCTTCGCTATTATCAACATTATTTTCGTCTTTGATTTCGGATACTTTGTTAATATTATTGAAAATCATACTAAAATCATATGTTGAGATATCATCTTTTCCATTTGACATTCTATTATAGTTCCTTAATCGTATTATAGATAATAAATTGTATTTAATCTATGTTTAATATATAAATCATTTTCCAAATGATTGCAATTAATACTAATAATATAGTAATAAATAGTAGAATATATGAATATATATCTCTATAATAGTAAAATATCACATTAAATCCATTAATAATAACAATAATCCAGAATATTATTGCGACAATTGCCATATTATTAATATTGTAAGCATTAAATATTGATTTTGGATTATTCAATCTTTCCTTTAAGCAATACTCTAAATAATTTTTAAGTTCCGTTTCTGTAATGAACTTTTTGCCAACTTCATCTTCCTTAACTTCTTTGCTATAATCTAAATCTATAAATACCCTTTTATAATCATCCTCTGTAAATAAATCACCTTTTGATAATCTATCTAAATTCATTTCGTATTTTTTATAATTAAATGGTATATACGAAGCAGGTAATAATTCCAACGGTAATATTCCAAACATATCGAAATATTTAGAATTATATTGAGTATCTATTTTTTTATCCGGATTAACAATATAATCTTGAAAAAATGTATTATAAAATATTTTGAGTCTATCTATGCTTTCATTCTTCTTATTCGTATTTTTATATTCTAACAGATACATATCTGCCGGTAAAAACTCCTGTAATTTATCTGTTAATTTATAGCAACATTTATTATAATCTTGTCCAACATCAAAAACATCGCATGACGGATTGCATTCTCCCATTATTATGTATGTCTTATTTAATAGTTAAAAAGATTATTAATTATTTTTTTAATACAAGATAATAGTAGATTAACAAGAAAATCATATTAACTGCATAGGTAATCCCAAAGCTTGTTGTTGATATATTATTTGCAATATTTAATATTTCTTCTTCATTGTCGAAATCTTTTGACTTATTCATATAATTCGCAAATATATATTGAGCATCTTTGCTTCCGTCATTAAAGATTTTGTCATCATCATTAATCTTTTTATTAATGCTCTTTATGATATTCATCAAATAATTGTTATTATTATTTGATGATATATTCACATATTTTGTTTCTAAATAATTATAAATATATGTTAAATTATAATAAAGTGTTTGTAATTGAGATGTTATTGAACCTTTCTCTTTTTCGGTAGTTATGTCAACAAAAGTATCATTTATCACATATGTATCATTATATAATGTATTTGAAAATAATCTATATAAATATTCTGTTTTCCTCTCATAAATTTTTTTTTGTTTATCTGCTACTGTCACACCAGCCGTAGCAGTCGCATTAATATATTCATATTTATTATAATTAATATGACATAATATTAATAAGAACTTTGCAATTATTTTCTGCAAGTTCTTATTATTTACATCAAGTTCCATTGATATATATGGGTCTTCGTCAAATGTTAGTAAACTTTCCAATTTTATAACTTCTGTTTCGTCCATCTTATTAAGATTACCACTTATAAATTGCTTAACATCATAAGCTGAACCTAATTTTAATATAAACTGATATGGTAGTATCTTGTTGCTATTTTTATTGTAAAATTGGAACGCATTATAATTATCAATCCCATCTTTTTTGCTCTTTGGATTATTATAATCTGATAAATTATTATTAAACTGATTTTCATCAAATAAATCAATACATCTTTGTATTATATTATAAATTGTTTGAAGATTTTTATTATCATTATTGTATATATTTTTTTCTAAATACATTATAAGCCCACTTGCTGTTGTTATTGCTTCCTTTTGGGGTTCCAAAATTTTCTCTAAATATTCATATAATTCCTGCTTGTTTCCACTTACATAAGGTTTATATATATTGCTAAACAATTTTTTGTAATATTCTTTGAAAATATTATCATTGTTTAAAATATTGTTATTCATATTTGCAAACTTGTAATTTTTTACTTTGAGATTGAAAGTACTAATATAATCAGTTTCATCTGTAGTGGAAGATAAAGTTAGACCAACTGATGCCTTCGTAATTTTTGTTGGTTTTGCCAATTCAATTGTTGAAGTTATTGTGCTATAAGCATTTTTTGCTGATGCGTGAATGGTATCAATATTATTACCTAATTTTACAATTTGAGTTTCTTGGTCTGCAGGGGTTTTGTACATAACTATGTTTATTTCAAAAATGTTTAAAATCATTGTATCCAATAATGTATTAATACTTTCTATATTATTTTTTGTAGTATCAAGATTATTATTAATATTACTATCTACTTTGACTGTATATTTATTAAGGGCAGTATTTAAAAATGTAATGACACGATTATTTACATTTTTCATTTTTTTAAATTCTGCATCTCTTGCTTCTTTTGTTTCATATTTCTTTATGAATTCATCAATAATGGATGGTTCTAGAACACCCTTTTTAAATTCATTTATTCGGTTATATAGGTTTCCCTTTTTAAGTACATTGATTTGGTCATATAGTTTTTTTATTTCTCTACTTGCAGATATTATTGAATCATAGCCTTCGCTTTTCTTAATTTTTTCTGTATCGTCAGATGTTGGCACCAATTTTATATATCCTCGCAAAAGCGAATAAAATACATTTGCAATAATATAATGATGCAGGTAATTTTTATTCCCCGTTTTTTTCTTGTTGTCATAAAGCCTTATGTATGGCGTTACAATATTATTTAATTTATTTAGCGACCTCTTGTAACTACTATCTAAACATTTATAAACCACATATTTATTAAAAGAGGTATTGAAGCTAATAAATATTAATATATATATAATCAAAATACAAAACGTTATTAATGGTACTAAATTTTGGTACAAAAACTGTAATGTTTCTGCCGAAATAACATATGAAATGTCATTATCTGCAATATTAAAATCCATCCATTTGAAAAATATTGGGATTAATACCATACTAATAATAAAACCAATAATTAATATCCAAATATTATATAAGTTTGGGTCCATTATATAATTAATGAGACGAGGCGTATAATATGAATAATCCTGTAAAAAAGCTGGGTATATGTTGCTATACCCAACTTCCTTTATATTCCAATATTTTTCATAAAATAAATTTGGATTATCATATGAGATGTCCGCAGTATATACGTATTCATCATTCATACTATTTGCATTATTTTTATGTTCATCCGAATTATAATCTGCAGGTAATCTTACTTCCTTATCAAATATCAAAGATAAATCAGATATATGAGTTGTTGGTTCGTAAATATCTTTATTAATATTATTAAAACTATCGTAATTTTGTTTAATTTTAGTTGTTAATCTATCTATTGTTTTTTTATGAATTTCGCTATAATTGTATTTATTATGAATATTAATTAATTCATTAAATGCAATCAAAATGTTAATAATATAACTGACATTATTATGGGTAATCGCATTACTATATTCATCCCCGTCTCCTAAACTTGTATGTAATTTTACTATCACATCATCATACACATTTACTAAATGTGGAGGAGGACCTATAATTTCTCCATATTTATCCATAATATTTTTTAATGAATTTTTGAGAGACCATCTTAATTCTTTTGTTTTCAAAATAGGTTTGGTATTATTACGAAAAGACAGTACAATATTCAGTAAGTTTATAAGCAATGTTAATGAAAATATAAAGCAAAAAGCAATTATAAGTTGTTTAAAATCTGATTTATTTATTAATGTAAATACAATAATAAATATAATACTCACAGCTAATATAATGAATGCATTAAAACCACTATTCAAATTATTATCTTTAAAATAGTTTAAGTATCCTGCTTCATCATATGGTACATATCTCATGGCTATTATAAGTATTAAAATTGCCATTAGAAAGAAATGTAGAGAATATACATAAACTCTTAACATAATTTCATTTTTTGCAGTAATTTTCTTCCAAATTTCACCTTCAACAAATAATCTATTATAATAATATAAAAATATCAATATTGATATTATGAAAATTAATATAATGTAGGTTTTGGCATTAAATATATCGTTGGGTTGCAATAATTCATAGCTACTTTGAGATATTTTATATCTGTCTGTTTCCGCTTCACAATATATATTGTTGCATTTTTGTTCCATAATTATTTTTGACAAATCCCTTATATAATTAAAATTAAGGATAAACATAGATACATTTTTCAACTCATTAAAATATATTATAATCATGATTATAAATATTGTAAGATTTATAGTAGAAGCAATCATTATTTATAATTTTTACTTTAAACCTTATAAAGAAAAAAAGATATAGCAAGATATTTTATTATTTAAGCTTGCAAAGTATTGTAAATACTATATACAGATATACTGAATATAATTAGTATTATTATTATGAATAACATATATGTGTATTTCCCTTGCAGTGATATAGAAAGGATATATAATGGAACTATTAAAAACAATATATATACATAAATAAACCTAAAAATATCTTCTACCTTGTTTTTCACCTTGCTCTTCGACTCGTCACTATTATAATATTCGATTTTCTCAAGATTTTTTAATCGAATACTATAATTTTCTTTGTTTTCTATTGAAAATTTGACATAACCTTCCTTACGACTTTTGCTTTCATATGCTTCAATAAGCTCATTCACAATTTTACTATCATTTATTGTGATATATGATACATCATTATTTTTGTATTTTGAATGTTTTTTAAGTATATTTATAATATCTGCATTTTTTTCATTATTTTCTTTTAAAATAATATCAAACTCCTTCATTAACATTATATATTCATATGTATCAGTATCCGCATATAACTCTGTTAATTTCTTTAATATTATAGAGAAGAAGATTATAAATAATAATATATATATACATAATATATATACATAATACCTAAAAAACTCCTTTTTAGCATCATTATCTTGCAATGTTTTATAAAAGCAATAAAAAAATGTATCTTGCTCATCGTATGTATCCATAATTATAAATATATACATTTGACTAATAAAAAATATTATTAGAAATATAAAAAGCCATAATGACCTTCCTAAATAATAGTTGTATATTTTCATAATATTATCTATAATTTTAAAGTCATAGATAGTACTACTTAAATCACGATTAAGTTCTTTGTAGTCTCTTTCGTAATTTTCGCCTTTTCTGTAAAAAAATTTAGATATATTATCATAATCGTATAAATACATTGACATATTCCACATATATGAGCTTTTCACATTTAACTCTTTTATTAAATTAACATCATCATTTAAACAATATTTATTGAATTTATCTATATTCTCATATAAATCGCTTTGATATTTTAATTCTATTAGAGGAACAAACGATATTATGATTAAAAATAATAATATTATTATTATTATATCTAATCCTGTAAAATTTTGAAATAAATATTCTAACATTTATAATATTTTTAAATCTAATTATATAAAGGATATTAATAATCCTTCTTATCGTTGTTAAGATATAAGAAGTTTGACCTTGACGAAAAGTCATAATCACCGTCTATGCC